CAGGTTCTCTTTATTTCACCTGATTTCATTGCAATAAACTGTGTTACAGGTTGCTCTATGTCACACTTGATACACGTTAAATATTTTGTCATAACTCATACCTTCCTATTTTATAGTTGAGTGTGCATATTCTAGAACCATGCCACCCTGTTAGTTTATTCTTTACCACATTTAAATGTCTTTGTAAATCTTCTGGCTCATTTACGTTAGGTGTTTCTTGCTTAGGTGGATTCTTAGCAATCAGTATCATCAAGTCAGCTTCTGCTGCCTTTCCTGTACGACTACCTTCCATCATGGCTTGATTGAGTATAACCTTACCCTCTGCTTCAGCATTTAACTGCGACATGTAAAACACGGCACACTCATGTTGCTTGGCAATCATACGAGCATGTATAGCATTTGCTTTAAGTGCTTCATCAGGTCTTGAGAACCCACCTGATCTAGAGAACTTATCTCCCATATCAAGTACGAGTACATCAGGTTTGTATGTTTTACACACACTCTCTACCCATGCCATATCACGATCAGAAGCATCTTTTATTTTTACTTTATCTCTGATAGGTGCATAGGAATCTCTAGCCTTACTAGGGTTTGCCTTAATCTCTTGCATGGTCATACCTGTACAAGCAGTCAGATATCTTGCACCAACTCTGTGATACCCTTCCTCATTACATAACACAATACAGTTTGCACCCTGATGTGCCAAACCTTCAGGTCCTGCTATCATACTTGCATGGAAAGATGTCTTACCTGTATTAGGTCTAGCACCTATCTCAATCAAGTGTCCTGCATTAACTCCACTAATCTGTCTAGTTAGACAAGGTATATTGAAATGCCATCTAGCTTCTAGATCATTCTTAGCTAGAAGTGTCTCTATGGATATATCATCCCACTCTATATTTAAGTCAGGTGTAAAGTCATCATTGTGTTGCTCAATCAAACGTCTCAAAGGTTCAAGGCTTGACTGCGTTCCATTAACATATTCAAATCCTAAGTTAGCAACATCCTCTCCTACTACCTGTTGAAATAACTTTGATAACACTTCTTGTGCAACATCACCACCTAGAGGTGTCTCTTTCTTTACCTGAGCAAACAGAGAAGAGTATGCCTGTTTCTGTGCAGTCGTTAGTGTAGGATTATTAGACATAAACAATGCTTCAATCTCGTCAGGTGTTAGTGTCCTTTCATACCTATCCATTGCTGTGTCTATTGCGTTCTTTATTTTACGAGCATCCTTACTGAATAGTCTGTCAGGACATTTTGCTCCTCTGTGTTCTGAATAAAATTCTTTATCCATTAAACTTCTTAATAGTGCTAGTTCCATATTATATCTCCTTTGGGGTTAGGTTCATTAAATTTATTATATCTACGTCATTCTTATATTTCAAATCATCTGTTAACTTCAGTACGTAAACATTCTTTACGTATGCTTTTAACTCTTTAGCAAAAGATAGTGTCTTAGGTAATGCATCAGGGTCTAATGCTATAATAGCTGTTGAGAATCGTGTCATATACTCTTTATGAGCTTCAGATAATGATGTACCTAACACAGCTACCCCAACATATGCACCACTACCTACAACTGAAGCACTGACACAATCCTCAACAACAACTGCGACACTACCACAACCATGTATAAAAGGCAAGTCACTTTTTCCATATCTTTTCCATTTAGGTAATCGGTTGGTGACAGACCTGCCTACTGCATCTAGGATAGTACCATTGTGTGTGACAGGGAATACGACACGTTTTTCTTTTACATCATAGTGTAAGTCTAGTGTGTCAATATCTAAATCCCATAGTTCACAGAAGTCCATGACCTCTCTTCTACATCTATGAGGTACAACATAGTCAGGTAATACAAAGTCTACTTCAGCTTGTTGTATACTAGTCTTTTTAATATCATCTACAGAGAGACGTACTTTACTGTTGCCACTTATATCACATGTTACTTTGTAACAGTTCCACAGTATACTACCCATATTATTTGTTACAGTAAATGTTTTATAACCATTACAAGATGGACAGTTTAATCTTCGTGTCTCTCCGTTAGATATATCTAAGTCTTTTACGTATTCTTTTATGTTGTTCATAGTATGTACCTCTGGGCAATGACAATGTCTTGTAGCATGGATTTAAACATCCGTCAAACTTTTTCTTAAATTTAATGCAAGATTGGCACTAGCTAGTGTATTCTTCATATAAGGCTTGACACTCTGAGGATTAGTATGACCTGTGACTGCCATAATATTACCCATAGAAACACCTGCATCAACCATCTCTGTTGTACCTGTTCTCCTTAGATCAGACAGACGTAACTCCACAGGAAGTCCTGCATCATTCATTATGTCTCTAGCTAGTTTGGGTAGCCTATGCTTAGAATAAGGCTTGTAGACCCCCTTAGAAGGCTTTGTACAGGGTGCTACATACTCTTGAAACCCATAATCTTGTTTCTGCTGAGTAAGCATCTCGCATAGTGACTCTGATATAGGTAGAAACACTTCTGCCCTACGTTTAGATTGTTCTATGTGCATTTTATTTTTATCCAATTCTAGGTTCTCCCATTTTATTACTCGCATGTCTCCAAGTCTCTGACACCACTCATATGCCATCTGTGCAATCAAGCCTATATTTCTTGTATGAAAGTCTTGATAAGCATAATCAAGGAACGTGCAGACATTCTCTTTTGTCCACACTACCTTTCTTGCTACAGGTGTCTTTCTCTTGATGCTAGTGAAAGGATTAATATGATAATGCTCCATGTGTATAGCAAAGTTATATATAACCCTTGCAACAGACATCACATGATTAGCTAAGTGTATACCTCTTTCACACCACATCTCATATGATACCTTTGCCATTTTAGTAGTGATATCAGAAATCTTGATACTGCCTAAAACTTGTGCATTATCCGTTTTTGTATCAGATAACACACTTAGAAAGTATTGATATTGTACTTTAGTTTCTTGACGTAAGTTCTTGAAATCAAAGGATAAATAATACTTATCTATTAAGTTTGATAACTTCATCTTAGGCTGCTATCAATGACTTGAACTCAGGAGATGATACCCATTGTGATACCTTCTGCTCTCTTGCCCACATAGATTGTGCAACAGTATCCTTACCTGTGTTTCGTAGTGTGAAACCATTTCTCTCATCTGCATAAGATGCATAGTTTGTGAAGGCAGAATATAATGCAAACACATTCTTACCTCTCTTAGAGATTTCTACACAAGCTAACTCGTACATCTTCTTAGCTAACTTCTCTGACTTGATTATCTTCTCAAGTAAAGTCTTACCATCTACGTTGAGTGGTGTATCAGCCATTGACTGTAGATATCTTTGTCTAGCATCAAAAGTACTCTTAGAGTTCTTGAGTTCTCGTATAAAAGTCTCTATGTCAAAGCCTGATGTATTCTTCTTACGCACTGTGTCGTACTCTCCTGTAATCTGACCATTAGTACAGTAAGTATCTATAGCACCAAAGTGTACTTGATTAGAACATGAGCCATCAATAGCATGTAAGCCTATAATTCTCTCATTGATAACTGTCTGATGTTTAGCTGTAGTTATTGTATGTGATACATTAGGCAATGTGATGTCTACTAGTGACCAAGCATTATTTCTAGCACTTCTTAGTTTAACCTCTGCACCATATAAATCTTTGAAGTCACGATTGTCTTGTATAACATCTTCCATAGCATTAAAAAATGCAGGGTGTGATGCACACTTAAAGCCACTACCTACAATGCCCATGTACTCACCTGTGTCTTCTCTGACTACATACTTGTGGTCTCTCATCTTAGTAGGCTCATAAGCTACTTTAAAGTCTAATTTTTCATCTAACTTAATTAATTTGTCTTGTACTATATCTAATGGCATAGTTATTCTCCTTTTCTATTGTTGTAGCTTAACAACTTGTTAAACTGATTTATAATTGTGTTGTATAAGATATTGAGACAGAAGTCAAGTCTTATATTCATAAGACCCACTCCATCTTGTATAATGTCCATGTTCGCACTCAACTTTAGCACCAACAATACTAGCAAGTTGAAACTCCATTCCATCTAGCTTACATATCTGTTCGTAATCTAGTGGTACTTTTTCGTCTGTGTTAGCATTGATGCTACGTAAGTCCTCAAGCATATCTAGTATCTGTTTTGCTTGATGTTTAGTTAAGTTTAGTATCTTATTTATTTCTTTTGCTTTCTTTTTAGTCATGTTATACCTCCAATGCTATGTAAATACATAGTGCTATTATTAATAGTTTACCATAGTCTAAGTCATACTTAGTACTCTCTCCATACTTCTCTTCAAAGTGTGCTATTATTCTGTGCCACATATTATTCTCCTTTCTTTGCATCTATATATACTCTCAAGTGAGTTGACTCATCTTTACTCTGACCCCAATAGGTAGCACCTGTACCCTTTAACTCAGGCTTGATGTGTTGTCCACGTACTCGCATCTTGTATGACTTCTTATTGAAATACTTCTTCATAGTATCAACAAACTCTTGACCATCAGTATCGTTAGGTATCTCGCTGAAAGCGTAGCCACACCCTTTAGGTAATTCTCTTAAGTTATTTACCCTAGTATCCCACAAGTCTTTCCAAAACTCAGCTTTACTTACCTCGTTCTGATACCTTTCCTTCCATACATCACAGTTATCCCACATGACTTGGTAGGCTTCCTTAGACACTACAGTTTCATCATGCTCAAGTTGTTGGACAAGACGTTGGTTTTCTAACTCAAGTTCCTTTATCTTTTTCCTATATATTTTGTCGTTCTTTTCAACAACATCATCATAGAACTTTGCTTGTTCTTTTATCTTACCTTCTTGTGTATCAGTCCTAACGTCTTCGTCATTCTGTTTAACAAATGCTCTGACCATATGTTGAAAGTCCATGTGTGAAATAGGTATGTCTCTACCCTCTGCTTCTGAATAGTATGTCTTATAATTTAAGTCATACATATCATCTGCTAATTTACCTGTGCTTGTTGTTGCTCCCAACATCTGTACTACTCTGTGTATCT